GGCTCACCACAAGATGCACCACAAGGCAACTGGTGGCGCTATTGAAGGCAACGAAATGAAGTTCGCCATCAACAACGTGGACGGCACTCCCAAGGGCAAGACCAACACCAAAACTGGTGAAGTCAAAGAAGCCAATGCTGGTGGTTTTAAGCGTGGAGGGCATGCCACAAAAAAAGCCTACGCTACGGGGGGGAATGTTAACGATCAAGGCAAGGCAGAAAAAATGCCTCGTCACTTCGTTAGCCGCCCCGTAGCTAACAGCCTGCAATCTGGTACTTTCAAAAAGGGTGGCAAGGTGCATCACTTTGCCGATGGTGACCTCGTAGACGCCTCTAAGGGCGCCTATGACGCCGCTATGCGCCCCGATCAGGACGATATGGACACGGCACGAGCCATCCGTAGCATTCCTAGTCGCCTTTATGAAGGTGCAAAATCATTGATGGGTTACGGCAAAGATGCCGGAGCCGGTCGTGGTTTTGTAAACCCCAGAACCGTTGCTGAGATTGAGAAATCAGTCCCTCAACGGAAACGCGGCGGACGCGCTAAGTAAACAGCGGGGGCTTCGGCCCCTGCTTCTTTGAGGAATTATCATGAGTAATGGAATCGTTGCATCAGTAACTCGTGCAGGGGCTTATGAGCCGTTTGATTTGCAAGTTGCTCGTGGCCAAATCTTGGGCCACACAACCGTCAGCATCTTTGGCTATCAAGCATCGGTCGGTACAACTTCTATCCCAGTTTGGGAAAATGCAAGCACATACACTTACCCCACCTCAGCGACCACGCTGACGATGGTGAGTAGTTCTGCTTCAGACAATACATCGGCATCGGTTTTGATCAGTGGCCTTGACGCCAACTTCAACCCGTTGTCTGAAACCCTGTTCTTGAACGGCACAACTGCTGTGACGACTGTCAACAGCTATTTCCGTATCAACAACTTGACATTGGCCAGCGCAGGCACCAGCCAAAGCACCAACGTGGGCACGATCACACTGAAGCAAAGCACTAATACGCTGGCTCAGATCAACCCCGGCATTGGTCGTTCGCAAAGCACCGTGTACACCGTGCCTGCTGGTTACAGCTTCTTCTTGGATTGGGTTGAAGCTAACACATCAAACCCTTACACCGGCACCGTGACCGTGACTTATAAAGTCCAAGCGGCCGACAACGTGTCTGGCGTGACTCGCAATGTGTTGCAACAACCTTTTGTGTCGATCTACACGGCTAGTCGTGTGGCTGATCCATTTGCTTATGCCCAAAAGACTGACATCCAATGGCAGTTGTCGGCAAGTTCTGGAACGATTGCTGCTGGCATTATCGTGACCGGCAAGCTGATCCAAAACAATAACACCCTAACCGTACCCGGAGGCTAATCATGCCCTTGATCAAGTCCAAATCCAAGAAAGCTTTTGAGCACAACATCAAGGCTGAGATTCACGCTGGTAAGCCTGTTAAGCAGGCCGTGGCCATCGCCTACAACGAAAAGCGTCACGCTCACAAAGCGCATGGCGGCAAGGTGTCAACCTGCCACGAAAACCCCATGTGCAAGGGTGGCTGGTAATGGCCAAGCCGGGGCTTTACGCCAACATCCACGCAAAGCAGGAGCGCATCGCTCACGGTTCTGGTGAGAAGATGCGTAAACCCGGCTCTAAGGGTGCGCCCACGGCTGCTGCGTTCAAAGAGTCAGCGAAGACCGTCAAAAAGAAAGAAGGCGGTGTGTCGTTGGCTGTTGGCCGCGGTGAGAAGTTGCCTGTTTCTAAAGGTGCTGGCCTGACCGAAAAAGGTCGCGCCAAGTACAACCGTGAAACTGGGTCGCATTTAAAGGCTCCACAGCCTCAAGGCGGCTCCCGAAAAGACTCGTTTTGTGCCAGAATGAGTGGTGTTGTAGAGCATTCCAAGGGGGATGCTGAACGTGCAAAAGCATCGCTTAAACGCTGGAAATGCCCCGGCTGGTAAAGGAACAAACATGTCCGATCTGAAGTCAATGATTAGGGCCGTGGCTGAGGCGCATAACGCCAAAAATCCCGGCCGCCGCATTTCGATTACCGACCCCATGACTCGTGAACAGTCAGAGGAGCGTCAGGAAAAGCGCCGTCAACAAGAGGCTGTTGAGGCCAAAGAACGCGCCAAGAAAGATGCGGCTGACCTGCCCAACCTTGAAAAGCGTCATGCAGAGATGGCCAAAACTTACGAGGGTGGCAAAAACTATCGTTATGCCGACCGTGAGCAAAATTTGTCTGACTATGAGCGCAAGGCTCGTGACATTGAACCTGAAATGAACAAGCTGGGCGCTCGTATCAGCGCAGCCAAGGCTGGTGGATACAAGCAAGGCGGCAAGATCGACTTGAAGCACTGCAAGATCAGCACCGTTGAGAAGAGCCACAAGCACAAAGACTGGTGAGGTAACCAATGGCTTACAGCGGAACAGTAGGACAAACGGTCGTTACGACCCAACAAATGATCGACCAAGGCGCCCGGATGTCGGGCAAATTGGCCGAAGAGTTGACTGTCGAGCAAATTCAGGCCTCTAAACAGGCCTTGTACTACGTTCTGAGCAACTTGATCAATCAAGGCATCAACTATTGGGCCATTGACAAGAAGGTTTACGGCTTCAACGCTGATCAATTTGAGTATCTGCTACCTGTGGGTGGTAATGACGTTTTAAACGCGCTGTATCGCCGTTTAAACCGCCCTACGCCTGCCCAATACGGCGGATACTTCGGCTCATCCGGTGTTGTTGGCCTTGCGTTTGACAACAATGTGCTGACTGCCGACACCCAGACATCGCCGAACGGCTACATTGGCATCAACTACGGTAGCAACAACCCCATTTATGCGGGTTCGATTGGTATCTTGCCTGCCACTTCTGGCCAGTTCCACATTTATTTGGAATGGTCGAATGACGGCGCAACATGGAATCTGCTGGAAGACACTGGCGTGACCACATGGGTCAGCGGCCAGTGGCTTTGGTACGACATTGACCCCGGCGTGACATGCCAGTATTACCGTATGCGTGAAACTGGTGGCAATACTTTGAGCGTGGCTGAGTTTTTTGTGGGCAACAACTCCACAGAAATCACGATGGCACGTTTGAACCGTGATGATTACACGAACTTGCCCAACAAGAACTTCACGGCCAACCAGCCGTATCAGTTCTGGCTGAACCGCACGATCCCTCAAGCCAAGATCACGCTGTGGCCGACGCCAAGTGACCCATTTGAGCAGATGGTGGTGTGGTATTCACGCCAGATCATGGACGTGGGTGATTTGTCTGGCCAGATTGAGATTCCTCAGTACGCTCAGATGGCCATTCAAACCATGTTGGCGCACCAAATGTCGATGATTTTGCCCGGTGTGGACGTGCCTCGTATTCAATATCTTGAGACACAGGCTGAGAAGCTGTTCATCATGATGGAGAATGAGAACCGCGATAAGTCGCCGATCTACTTCGCCCCGAACATCAGCGTATACACGAGGTAAGAATGCCTCGTTTTCTGGACACTACTGGCAACGCATCAATTGCAATCTTCATCTGCGACCGTTGCAAGATGAAACGTGCGATTGTTGAGGCCATGCCCGATCCCAATTTTCCGGGCCTCAAAGTGTGTCAACAAGGGTGTGCAGATGAGAAAGACCCATACCGTCTTCCCGCTAGGAAAACTGAGCGGATCACCCTACAATACCCACGTCCAGACGTTAGTGTGGCGGTTGATCCGAATGACATCGTGACTGTGCCATACGGCGGTGAAGTCTTGAGCACTGAGCAAAGCGGTCAGACGCCATCACAGGACGGGAATCAACAAATTATTGGATTGCAACCCTGATATGGCACAAGTTTCGATCACCGAACTCCCACAGGCGCAGGCACTACAAGGCACTGAGTCTGTTCCAATTGTCCAAAATGGGGTGACAGTACAAACCACCACCGGTGCTATTTCTGGCGCCGGTGCGTTGAACTATCCATTTTTGACTGTTGGCGGCACGTCTGGCCTCACTCAAGCACGGTATTTGACTACTGGGTCTGGCTTGTCTTTGACGGACAACGGTGTTGGTAGCAGCTTACAAATCAATTTGACCGGCGCTGCTCAATCTTTGGACGGCGCATCCAATGGATTGATCGTCAAGACCGGCCCTACAACGGTCAGCAACACCGCAATTGCGGTCGGCACAGGCCTGACTATTGCCAACGCCGATGGCACGGCTGGCAATCCTACAGTTGGTTTGAACGCCACCTTACAAAACTTTGCCAGCACGTCCGGCACAGGCATTCTGTCGATCAACGGCACATCCGTGGGCGTGTTTACGCTTCAAGGCACATCCAGCCAGATTGCTGTGACAAACGGCAATGCTTCAGGCGGCTCTCCAACGGTTGGATTGGCATCGAACCCCACCCTGCCGGGTAATTCATTTGTTCAACTGCCTTTTGGCACGACATCGCAGCGCGGCTCACCCTCTTATGGCGCTTTCCGATATAACACCGACATCGCCAGCTTGGAGGCTTATACGGCTTCTGGATGGGGCGCTGTGGTGTCTGGATCAGGTGTTACGACATTCAGCGGTGGAACGACAGGCCTGACCCCTGCAACACCCACCGCGGGCGGTATTGTCCTCGGCGGAACCCTAAGTGCAGGTAGCGGCGGAACTGGCGCATCCAGTTTAACTGGATACGTTTATGGCAACGGCACTGGCGTGATGACTGCGTCGACCACCGTTCCTACTACGGCATTGTCTGGCACGGTCACGAATGCTCAGTTGGCCAACAGTTCGATCACAATCAACGGAAACTTGGTCAGCTTGGGTGGGTCAACTACCATTAGCGCCGCTACTACAAGCCCATTGACAATCAGCACCGGTTTGTCTGGCGGATCGTTCAATGGTTCAACTCCAGTAACGATTGCGCTTGCCAATACGGCTGTGACGGCCGGATCGTACGGTTCAGCTTCTGTTGTTCCGACTTTTACGGTGAACGCCCAAGGTCAACTGACAACCGCGGCAAATGCAACGATTAGCATTCCTGCCTCGGCAATCAACTCTGCAATCCAAAACAGCGGTCTACAAAACAGTTCAATTACCATCAACGGCAACACAGTCAGCCTTGGCGGTTCAACAACTGTTACGGCCAGCACCACATCGACTTTGACGATTGGCACTGGATTGTCTGGAACATCGTTTAACGGCTCGACGCCAGTCACGATTGCTATTTCCAGTACTGGTGTGAGCGCAGGAACGTATGGTTCTGCAACGTCAATCCCGACTTTGACGGTCAACTCGCAAGGTCAGATCACGTCAATCAGCACGAATGCGCTGAATTCACCTGCTTACCAAGGCACATGGAACGCCTCAACCAACACGCCGACACTGACATCGAGCGTGGGCACGAACAACAATTACTACATCGTGTCAACTGCCGGTACGACAACATTGAACGGCATTTCGCTGTGGTCGGTCGGTGACTGGGCAATCTTTAACGGAACTACCAACGCATGGGAAAAGGTTCTGGGCGGCTCTACAGAAGCCTTTAGCAGCCTCATCGTGACTGGATTGACCGGTTACATGTATGCCAACGGCACAAGTGCTGTAACGGCCTCTACAACGATTCCTACAAGTTCTTTGTCTGGCAACTTTGTTTCGACATTCAGCGCTGGGACAACTGGCCTGACACCGTCGACGGCTACGGCTGGTGCGATCACTTTGGGCGGCACATTGGCCTTGGCCAGTGGTGGCACGAATGCTAATCTGACCGCGGTGGCTGGTGGTATTCATTACTCTACCGCATCGGCTACGGCCATCTCTGCGGCTGGCACAAGCGGTCAAGTGCTGACCTCCGGCGGTACAGGCGCACCTACATGGTCGAATCTGTCGAGTATTGGCGTGACCACACTCAGCTTTGGTACAACTGGATTGACGCCATCGACTGCAACTTCGGGTGCGATTACTGTGGCTGGTACGCTGGCAGTGGCAAATGGTGGTACTGGCGTGACATCGTCAAGCGGTGCAAACTCTGTGGTGCTGCGTGATGCAAATGCCAACATCGTTTACAACAACGAGGCTCCCGGCTACACGAACACGGTCACCGCAGCAGGAACAACCACGCTGACGGCCGCATCGACTCGGTATCAGCACTTCAGCGGCACAACGACTCAGACCCTCAAGTTCCCTGATGAGACTACCGTCCCGGCTGGTTTGGGCTACATCGTTGACAATGACTCGACTGCCAACGTGACTGTTCAAGACAGTGCAGGCAACACGTTGGCGACTGCTGTGCCCGGTGGTGCTGGTTGGATTTATTCGCTTTCGAACAGTGCTGCAACTGGCAACTGGGCGGGCTATATCTTGCCTCCCGGCAACAGCGCAACTGGCTTTATCACATGGGGCACGGCTGGGTTGAACTTGGCCAGCAGCTACATCCAAGGTGTGACGACATTGAACATGTCGGGGCAGTTGACATCGACTGTTGCAACAGGAACAGCGCCGTTTGTGGTGGCCAGCACGACTCAAGTTGCAAACTTGAACGCAGCAACTGCGGGAACCGCAACAAACGCAACGAACGTGGCGCTGACTGCGGGCTCGGGAGCCACAAATTACTTGCATTTCAGCGCATCGGCAACAGGGAATCAACCAGTTAACACCAACGCATCTCTGACATACAATTACACCAATAATACCCTGACAGCGGGTATCAACGGCGGCACTTTCTAAGGAAAAACCATGGCAGCATCAGGCTATACCCCAATCATCCTGTTCAACTCTGGCACTGCTAGCAATGTCCCCACCACGGGCAACTTGGCTGTGGGTGAGTTGGCGATCAACTATGCTGACGGTAAGCTGTACTACAACACTGGTTCAGCGATCAAGGTGTTGGCTGGTGCTGGCGGTGCAGGGATTGCTGGCGGCTCAAACACTCAGGTTCAATACAACAGTTCGGGAAACTTGGCTGGCTCGGCCAACATGACCTTCAACGGTACATCGTTGACCCTTGCCAATGACGCCTCTATTAGCACATTGACTGTTGGTTTGGGTAATAGCGCCATTTCAAGCAATACGGCTTTTGGCTTGAGTGCTTTGGCAACCAACACAACCGGTAACTTCCAAGTCGCTATTGGTCGTAATGCGCTGACCCTTAACACCACCGGGTCTATTAACACCGCTGTTGGTAACGCTGCTCTTGCTGCAAACACATCTGGCGCAGAAAACACAGGTCTTGGCGCATCTGCACTGCTGTCAAATACCACAGGCTCTTACAACGTAGCTGTTGGTCGCCAAACACTTCAATCAAACACTACCGCTTCCAACAACACAGCAGTCGGCTACCAAGCCGCTTACACAAATGCTACCGGTGTTCAATTGGTTGCTGTTGGATACCAAGCTCTGACATTGAGCACTGGTGACGCCAATACTGCTTTGGGTTCATCTGCTTTAGCGGCTAACACAACTGCCGCAGATAATACTGCTGTGGGTGCTCGTGCAATGTATTTAAACACCACCGGCAGTCAAAATACTGCGGTCGGTCGTTTGGCTCTTTATTCCAACACTACAGGCTCAAACCACGTTGCTGTTGGATACCAAGCGGCATACAGTAACCAAACAAATGGGAACATTACAGCTTTAGGTTACAGAGCCGGTTACGCAAACACAATTGGTTCTGGAACTTACGTTGGCTCAAATGCTGGTGTGGCAAACACCACAGGGCCATACAATACTTTTGTTGGAGGTTCTTCGGGACAAGCCACTACCAGCGGTCAATACAATACTGCCTTGGGCGATTCATCCCTTTATTCCAACACCACAGCCTCTAACAATACAGCGGTGGGTTATCAGTCCGCTTACACCAATACTACTGGTACAGCATTAGTTGCTGTTGGTCGATTGTCTTTGTACAGCAACACCACGGGCGTGGCGAATACAGCAATAGGCGCTGATTACCCCGGCGTTTCAACAGGCACGCTTTACAGTAATACCACGGGCAGCTACAACACCGGTCTTGGTGTGGGCGCACTTGCTCTTAATACTACTGCCTCTAACAATACCGCTGTTGGGTATCAAGCGGGGTATTCCAATACATCTGGCGCTTACAACACCGCTTTAGGATTCCAAGCAAATTACACAATGGCTGGAGCCAATGACCAATACAACACAGGTATTGGCGCAAGAGCATTGTATTTAGCCAATGGTTCTTCTTACGGCTACAACACAGCTTTAGGCTATCAAGCTGGTTACGGTATTACTACCGGCTACTCCAACATTGCTGTTGGCACTAATGCTATGAGTGCTACTGGGACTACCGGTACATATAACATTGCAATTGGCCCTGCATCAATGAACGCAGTGGTTACTGGAACATCAAATGTCGGACTTGGCGAAACCAGTTTGTATGCTTTGACTAGCGGCTCATATAACACCGCTGTTGGTCGGCAAGCCCTCTACTCCAACACCACAGCCTCATTCAATACTGCTGTAGGGTATCAGGCGCTTTATTCAAATACAATTGGTCAATATAGCACGTCTCTTGGGTATCAAGCTGGTAACAATTTGACCACAGGAAGTAATGGAGTTTATATTGGGTATTTAAGCAATGCGTCTTCATCATCTGTAAATAATGAACTTGTTATTGGCACAAACAATTACACTGGCAAAGGTGGAAATACTGGTTTTATAAATGCTGGCGGCGGCGGTGTTTACCAAGGCAACAACTCAACCCTGTGGTCAGTAACTTCTGACCAGCGCCTCAAGAAAAATATTGTTGACAACACAGTCGGTCTGTCTGCGGTTAATCAAATCAAGGTTCGTAACTTTGAATACCGCTTGCCTGATGAAATTACAGAATTGAACAAGTCACACGCCATCAACATTTCAGGCGTACAAATTGGCCCAATAGCGCAAGAACTTCAGCAGGTCTTGCCTGACTGCGTTAAGACAGAATCTACTGGCGTCATGTCTGTGGACTCAAGCAACTTGATTTGGCACATGGTTAACGCAATTCAAGAACTTTCGGCTCAAAACGCCGAATTGCAAGCAAAACTTAAATCCGCTGGCGTAGCTGGCTTCTAAACCCCAAAAGGAAATTAACATGGCTACCTCATATACTTGGACAATTACCTCCATGCAACAATGGCCTAGCGGCACAAACGCTGGCTACGTTGTAAACGTCAACTGGGAATTAACTGGTACTGATGGCACTCACACTGCTGATATCGGTGGCAACACCCAGTACCCCGTTACTGACGCACAAGCTGGTTTTACACCTTACGCACAATTGCAACCTCAACAAGTCATTGGCTGGGTGCAAGCATCTTTGGGCGAACAAGGCATCGCCAACTATGAGGCGAATGTGCAGGGTCAACTGAACAGCTTGGCTAACCCCCCTGTCAGCCCCGTGACCCAGCCCCTGCCTTGGGCGGCTTAATTTAACGGGAAGCCACCACCCGACCTTGGTGGCAATTTAAAAGGAAAACTGAAATGGGCAACAACACAAAACCCCAAATCGTTATCGACGGCGTTGAGTATGATTTTGATACCTTCACCGACCAGCAAAAAGTGATGACTGAACACGTTGCTGATCTGGAGCGCAAGGTCAACTCTGCCAAATTTAACTTAGATCAACTTTCGGTTGGTCGTGACTCGTTTTTGAACATGCTGAAGCAATCGTTGGCCGAAACAGCCGCCGCCTCAGTGACTGACGTTACACCTAAGCCCGCTGAGGCATAACCTTTAGGAGCCACCCATGCAATTTCTAAATGATATTCGCCAATATGTTGCTGAATTCGGTAGCCAAGCGAATGATGAAGTTCATCGTTTCCTTGACTTCGTCAAAGCCAAGTACGAAGACATACAGCCAAAAGATGCTGTGGTGGCTCCCCCTGTAACCAATGCAGTCGGAACTGGATCAGATTCTGTGGCTGCTGAAACAGTTGCCGCCGCCGTTCCTGATGCTCCAGTTGCTGAGGCAAGCGCTGCCGATGATTCTGCCGTTCCTGCTGATGCTGGTGGTGATGATTCTGGTGAAGCACCCGCTGTGGCGGTTCTTTCTGATAACGCCTCTGCTGTGTCTGATGAACCAGCGGTGGTGACCGATCCAGTTTAACTGGGGTTTGGGTAATGGAAGCTACGCACGAACTCGCCACAAAGACGGACAAACAACTCAGTGTTCATGAGGCTGTTTGTGCGGAGCGCTATGCCAACATCCAAAAGCGTTTTGATGATGGATCGAAACGCATGCAGCGCATTGAGTACATTTTGTATTGCTCAATCGCAGTGTCATTATTTGGCCCCAAATACATGGAACAATTGCTGAAGCACCTTATAGGAGTGTGACATGATTGATCCAGTAAGCATTGGCCTAGCCCTATCGGGAATTCAAAAAGCAGTATCGCTTGTTAAGCAAGCGGCCAAAACGGCTCAAGACGTTCAGTCTTTAGGGCCAGCATTAGGCAGTCTTTTTTCGTCAGCAAACAATGCAGAGAAAGCGGTTGCTGAAGCCAAATCGTCTGGCAACGCATCCAATATGCAGATTGCCATGCAGATTGAGCTGGAGCTGGATAAGGTTCGGGAAATTAAAGCGCACTACCAGCTTGAGTTCATGAAGGTCGGCAAGGTCGATGTCTGGAACAAGATTATCGAACGTGCTGGAAAGATGGATGCAGCCGATAAGTTTGCTGCCAAAGCCGCAGAAGACCGTGCTAAAGCAAAAAAGCAAGAGCAAGAAGAATTCTTTATTGCGGCTTTGGTCGTTGTTCTGGTGGTGGTGCTTGGCTACATTGGCTTTCTTTTTGTACAGGAATCCGTTGACTATGCTAAGAAAAATAGCCATCCTGTGCATCATCGCAATTAGTGGTTGCTCTGACCGGTATCGATATACCTGTCAGGACTTTGATCACTTTCAAGACCCTGAGTGCCAACGTCCTCGGTGTCTGTTCACGCAGACGTGCCCCGACTATCTAGTCGCCCCAGTTCTGGAGAAACAAGTTGAATCTGTTCAGCAACCACCCGGATCACCGCCTAAGCGCTGAGGAAATCGAAGTCCGCATCTGGGCGATTGTGGTGCTCTGCATCACGGGTATTCTGTTCTTCATCGTTATCTGCCTCTTGTATTCGGTCACCTTTGTGGTGCAACCGATCAAGGCCATGGCGCCCATCGACCAAGCCTACACCAAGATGCTCAACGACATCGTTTTGCTGTTGGTTGGGGGTATAGGTGGCATCGTGGGCAAGCGTGTGGCTGGCGGCGTTGCAGGCACGTTGGCGGGGGTTAAAGCGGCCACCAATACGCCAACAATGCAACCATGCTATGGCCAGCAAATGGGCCAGCCCATGATGCCTATGGGTGTGCCACAGCAAAGCCAAGCTTTCGGCGCTATGCCCACGTTTGTGAACCCTACGTTCGACGAAGACTGGCGTCCCCCACCACCGCCCACGACAGCGCCGGATCACCTGCATCCTGAGCGGGAAGAGATCGCCAACGAACGCGCCGCCGCAAAGGAGGCAGAATGACTTGGTTCCTCACTTTCTTCAGTGATCTGTTCTACGTCATCGCCTGCGCAGCCATGATCGCTGGCGTGGCCTTGTATGGGGTCAGTTACTTCGCCAAGCTGCTGCCGGTGATCGCCACCTATGCCCTGCTGATGCAAATCGGTGGCGTGGTAATGGCTCTGGGTGGCGGATATTACGTCGCAGACCACAAGGGCTATGAGCGCCGTGTGGCTGAAGACAAAGCCGAGATCGACCGATTGAACGCCGAGGCTCGACAAAAAGAAGCCGAACTGGCCCAAACCCTTAAAGACAAGACCGCTGCACTCCGAAAGGCAAGCAATGCTATTCAAGCCAAAAAGACTGATACTTTTAAGCGCATTGACTCTGGCGAGTTGCGCTTCCCCTCCTCCTGTGGTGTTCAAGCCAGTTCAGATGCCGGAACTGCCGGAGGAGATACAAAAGATGGAGCCGAATCTGAGCGACAGGCTCTTAAAGATATTGTCACCATCGCAGCAGAAGGCGACACAGCCATCACCCGCCTCAACGCCTGCATCGACACCTATAACGCAGTAAAGGACAAGGTCAATGTTAAACAGTGATCAACTTCAAAAGCTGGGTATCAGCCCCGCGTGGGTTGATGGCTTGAACAAAACCTTTGAGCGGTTCCACATCGCCACGCCCAAGCAACAAGCCATGTTCATTGGGCAATGTGGGCATGAGTGCGCTAACTTTAAGATTCTTGAAGAAAACCTAAATTACAAAGCGGCTACGTTGATGCGGCTTTGGGATAAACGCTTCCCCACACAAGAGATTGCCAATCAATATGCAGGAAACCCAAAGAAAATTGCCAACATGGTTTACGCAAACCGAATGGGCAACCGTGACGAAGCTTCTGGCGACGGGTTTCGTTTTCGAGGGCGGGGATGCGTTCAGCTTACCGGCCACGCAAATTATTATCACGCGGGACAAGCGCTCGGGTTCGACTTCGTCATGCACCCCGAACTCATCGCCACCCCAGAATACGCAGCCCTGACCGCTGGTTGGTTTTGGGACACGCACAAGTTGAACGCCCCCGCGGAAGCTTGGGACTTCATCAAATGCACAAAGATCATCAATGGTGGCACAATTGGCCTTGAAGAACGCCGTAAACACGCAGAACATGCGCTTGCTGTTCTCACCTCCTAATGGGAAAATAAGGTATGACCACACCAAGCTTTGTCCTCACCTATGATTCCCTGACGAGTACCGTCCTTCAGTACTTGGAGCGGCAAGACCAAGCGGTCGTCAACTTTATCCCCACAGCCATCTCGTTGGCTGAGTTTGACATCGCCCAAGAAATCAAAACCTTGGGCCAACTGGAAGTTGTTGATTCAACCCTTCAAGCCGGTAACCCAGTTATCCAAAAGCCCGCACGTTGGCGCAAGACTGTGTCCATGACGTTGGTGGACAGTTCTGGCAACAAACAGCCCTTATTGCTGCGCAAACTGGAATACCTAAACAACTACTGGCCCGTGGTGAGCGCAACCGCACAGCCGCTGTATTACGCTGACTACGATTACGACCATTGGTTCGTGGCGCCTACACCTGATGCGGCATACAGC